CAGTAGAAGAAATGGCTAAAATGGGAATTCGAATGCTTTCTCCTGAAACAGCACAGTCAGGCATTGCTTTAGAAATCCGAAACGCTTCTCAGACAGCACAGCTAGGTACTCTTAACGCTAAGGTGTCTCATATTATGAGAGAAGTAATTTCTTTTATGCTTAACTGGAAGTATGGAACCCAATACACAGGTAATGATGTTGAGTTTACTCTTTCAGCAGACTTTGCACCAGTTGTTGGCGGCGAAGGAGCTATGCGCTTAGTTACTGAATGGTATCAATCAGGGCTTATCCCAAGAGAAACTTTTGTGTCTGTTGCTAAATACAATGACTTTATTCCTTCTGACTATGATGATGAAGAGGCAATTCAGTCTATTCAAACAGATCCTTTAACTCAGGAAACTCCCGATAATCAGATGGAACTAGAAGAATAATGAAACTTTATAAAAGTTTTATAACATGGTATAAGTGTCTTAGATTAAATCATCACCCAAAGAAGTGTGGTCCAAAATATAACATTGGTAACTGTCTTCTTTGGGCATGGTCTAATAGTAAGACACATCCTTTCTAACTCTACAAAGGTGGACTAGAATGAGCATTAACGATAATATTTTTGATCGAATTGTTGATCATATGACAGATGTACGTCTTTATGAAGAAGGCATTCAGCTGCAAAATAGACGTATTTTAGGTCGTCATAGAAAGAAATTAAAAAATCTTTTACGAAGAGATATTCGATCTGATGTAACCCCTGAAGTTAAACGAATGGGAAAAGAACTTCTAACGCATAGTACTAGTAGCCTAAAAGAGTTTTCTACTTCACAATTAGATTTTCATACAGATAATCTTCACAAAGATGTTAGAAAGTTTTATAAAACTAAAAAACCTACAACCAAACAACTTTTAGCTGAAATACAAGGCCCAAATATAAAAGGTAGTAGAAAAGTTAAAAAGAATATAGAAAATATTTCATCGGGAGAACTTGTCAGGATCCAGTCAAAAGTAAAAGCAGGATTAGCCGAAGGTAAGTCTCAAAAGGAAATAATTAACAATGTTCTTAAAACAACTAAACTTACAGAACATCAGGCAAAGACTCTTACTAGAACCTCTATCACTGCTACGCAGTCTGCAGCCTTGGCAAACGTGGTTAGCGCTAACAAGTCGCTTATTAAAGGATATGTGTTTACTGCTATCCTCGATAGCCGCACTAGCCCTATTTGTTCTCATCATAATGGTAAAATTTATGATGTGGGGGATACTACTTATTTGCCTCCCCTTCATTGGAATTGTCGCTCTACTCTGGTACCTATTGTTAAATCTAAGAAAGAGTTACAAGAGTCAAAAAGCACAAGAGTAAATAAAGAAGAGCTAAGTAAAGTTAAACCAGAACGCATGACTGGTAACACAAAGCCCGTAGAAGGTTTTGGTGCATGGCTTTCTAAACAGGGTTTTGCTACTCAAGAAAAGATACTTGGTGGTTTTGAAAAAGCTAACCTGTTTAGAACAGGAAAATTAAAAGTTGAAGAGTTTGTTACAGCGGCAGGAAAAGGTTTAAGTATTTCTGCTCTGAGAAGGAAGGCAGCAGCTATAACTGCAGTGTATCCTAACAGACAGAAAATAAGAGAGACTATTCCAGTTGTTAAGGCTAGGAACACGAATGTTCTTTTAAACAATCCTACTCATAAAACAGATCTAAGAAACACTTTTTTAAATGACTCTGATGATTACAATCAAGCCATAGCTCTTACTGACTTTAGAGGAACTAGCTTAATTGGTAAACAGGCTTCTCGTAGGCGTGTAAGCAATCAGTATGATGAAAGAAATTTTTCAGTAGACCCTATGACAGGTGAAGTTAAAAATACTCTTTTGTATGACCCTAATTATGACTTATACCAAGAAAGAATTGACTTTATGAGAGGCTCTAAGCTTCTTAGAAAAGAACAAAAAGATTTTATTGAAGACATGGCTGGTTCTATGGAAGGCCGCTTGTCAGTAAATCAACAAACAGTAGTTATTGAAAATCTTAGAGTTGTTTTTGAAAGACAAGCTAAAGATAAACTACCGTGGGACAACTTAGCCTCGGTTGTTAGGGCAGAAAATAGATTTGCAGTACAAAACGTTTCTCGCCTATTAGACACAAGGTCTAGAAAAAAGTCTGCAATGTTTTCAAAGTATCTTACCGAAGATCAACCCAAGATTCAAATCATGGGAGAATACTACGATTTTAACGACTTGCAAAAAGATATGTTTAAAGATCAAAAGTTTATAGATAACTGGAGAGCTACCGAAGGTAAAAAACTTGCCAATAAGATTTATCTTACAGGCAGGTCTCCTATGAGGGTTTACTTTAAAAGTTGGACGGATCAATACCCCTCTAAAGAGTCTTTTATTAAAAAGCTAAAAACACAGTTTCCACTAGAAGCCCTAGCTTATGATAAAGCAAAAGCTGTTTTAAAAGGAAAAGACCCCTCTGATTCTTGGACAACTACTCTTTTTGCTAAGGGGAGAGAAAAGTATCAAAAAATACTGGCCTTAGAGTTTGATACTCTTAAGCGAAAACCCCGCCCTAGTCTTGTAGATGAAACTGCTTTGAATACTATTACTAAAGCGGTAAAGCTAATTGTTAGTGGCCAATCTACAGACTACGATGCGCTAGCAATTAACATTGGAAAAATGTACTCTAAAGATTTTAAGAACATAATTCCTTTTACAAAACATACTATGAAAGACCACCATAAAGAAGGAAGTACAATCCTTAACTATATGGAAAAACAAGGTTTAATAAAAACTAACTTTAGAGGCAAGGTGCGCAGGGGCGTTCTTGACTTAGACACAGGTCGAGCATCTGGCTCTTGGGGGGATACTCTCTCTAGAGAGGTTGTTGTAGTTGATAAAAAGCTACTTAAGCTTCAAATTGCAGAACGTAAAGTTACTATTGCAACTCGATTAGGTGTTGTTAGTGATAGAGACCGTTTATATGTTAAAGCTAACTCTAAAGTGTATCACGATGCAAGAGGTAAACAAACTTCTAAGTCTATAATAACTCGTAGAGCAGCTCCCGACTTTAATGAAAAGCAAATAGATAGAGACTTCTCTAACATGCTAAATCAAGTTATGGACACTGAATACGAAGTAGATAGTGAGTTTTTTGATTTTATGGATAAGTTAGTTCGCTTTAGAGATCCTAGAGGAGATACTAAAAAGTGGGATGAGCTAAATGAGTTCCGACACCTTATACTGCAACGTGGTGAACAAGGTTACTCTATGATGGCTACTGCAAAGTGGCATAGACAAAGAGGCAAACCTTTTAGAACTTACGCTCAAATTGATGGTCGTGGTCGTGTGTATCATACTGGATATTTATCACCTACAGGCGGTGAAACCGTAAGACCCTTCCTTAACTCCGCAAGAAAGACTGAGTTTACCCCTGAAGCTTTATTTGAGCTTCGCACCCAAACAGGTGCTATGCTTGGCCCTAGTACAGAGGCTCTCACAGAAGCAGGTAGACAAGCTATCTTCAAAAGGAATGAGAAGGGTATACTAGAGATTGGGACGCTATTACAGAGTACTACTCAGAGAGACAGGCGTATTAAAGCTTTCTTAGAGCACCCTATTGTCAGAAAGTTTGAAGGAGAAGAAATTCCAAAAATAGCTAGGTTGGCGTTAGAGTATACTCGCGTTCACAATCATGCTAAAGGAGATTTTTCGGTTAGTAATCTCAAAAAGTATAAGACTCAGCTAATGATTGAAAATGACGCTTCTTCTTCTGGTGCTCAGATTATTGGTCTTTCTACAAGAGATAGAGACATTTCAATTAATAGCAACGTTTTAGCTACTAATCAGAAAAACAGGCTTTATGACTTAGTTGCTATGGATACTGCCAATGACCCTGATCTTTTGAAGATACCTGCCTTAAGAGACGCAGACATTGACTGGGAAGATTTAGCAAAAGCTGCAAAAGCTCAAAACATGGTTTCTTTTTATGGTGCAGGAGAAGCTACGCAAGCTGCTAACATTGAAGCTAAATTTGCTAAAGTCTTAGAACAAAAAGGATACTTAGTAATTACAAAACAAGAAATTACTGAAGTAAACAATAAAATTAACTCTCTTATTAAGGTTGCAGATCGTAGCGGAGCTACCACTACCGTATCAGAACTTAAAGCAATTAAAGGAGAGTTATCGGAGTTAGTAAACAAAAATGAACCAATCGGAAGAGCGCTTTTAAAACAAGCCGAAGAGGTTCATCCTGATGTTGCTGACTTTGCAAACAAATTGACTAACTCTCGAAGAGGAATAGTTGGACCAAAAGAGTTCCAAGCTGTTTCTGAGATTATGTCTAAACACCTAGCTGAACGCGCTCCTGTAACAAAATCTTTTGTTCAATTTTGGAATGCTACAGCAAAGAAATATGTTCGAGAAACGAATAGTACAGATATCCCTTGGGTTACTTTTGATGGAAAGGAACTCTCTCAGAGATCTTACAGACCTCGCGTTCAAGAACGTATTGAATTCACTGACCCTGTTTCTGGTCGCAAAGTTGCTAACGTATATGAAGCGGCAGCAGCTGACGGAAAATTACTTGGCAAGGCATCTATTGCGGATGCTGGAATTGGGACGGGAGTGAACGGCAATCACATGAATGACGCTACGCTTGTTCGGCAGTTTCATCTGTGGGGTCGTAAAAATAACGTACCTACTGCTTCTATCCATGATGCTTTCTTTACTAACATCGGAGATTCTGATCTAGCTAAGACTGCCTTGCGGGAAATTTATGCTGATGCTCTTGACGGAGAGACAATCAGAAAAACTCTTAAAGCAATGCGTAAAAACGGTATGTCACGTTCTACCTACAACGAGCGTTTAGCAGAAGCTAAGCGGCTTGGACTTATAGACCCTCCTAACAAAATTACTAGAAGGGATATATTAGCACCAATCCCAGAAGGCAAAAGCTGGTATGGAATTGGACCATAACTTTTACTAAGTCTGTGACTTGTAATAGCAAACTAACTAAGAAGGATGTTCCTTCGCTTAAACTGTAACCTCAAGCTGTGCTTGAAAGGAAAAAATTATGCCTGA